CATAAGAAGGACGCAAGCCTCATACTTGCTATATCTACAATATCACTCCAATCAGTATCATTGTAGTTTACGGTTTGCCCGGTAAATAGTGTGTAATCATCTTGCGTCAACATCTTATTTTCCCCTTTAATTAGCTTTCGTTACCGCCTAAGCCTTTGATAGCACAAGCACCCTTGTAGCGAGTAAGCATACCGCCGGTTGGGGCTTCATCCAAGAGGATGTCTTGGTTGTTAGATACATCAAAGAATGGCTTGACACGGACACCCTGCTCACCATAGGTGGTGTAGGCATCACGGACTAATAGATAAGCGTCATCATCAGCATATTCCATCCAGAGTGGGCTGAATACACGGTCAACACGGAAGATATCTTCAGCAGTAGCACCTGGTTCGATGAGATAGCGGTTACCAACTTTAGCCTGGAAGGCAGCAGTTAGAACGCTTGGTTTGACAATGAGAATCTGAGCACCAGCAGAGCGGATGAATTCACGAGCACCGACAACACCATCATAGAGGTTGGCGTTAGCAATGCTGGAAACATCGTAAGTGGAAGCTACGAGAGTACCATAACCACTCTGAGCGGCACAGTCAGCAGCAATTGGGAATAGACCAGTGCTGGTGGAGCTATCAAACATACGATAGTCAGCGCCAGAGCCACCATAGGTGCGGCCATCACCAATCACAGCAGCACGCTCTTTGGAAGCGATAATTTGGTCAACTAACTCAGCAGCACGGAAATCGAGAAGTTCTGGGTTCTCATAGATTTCAAGAGCGTCAAGAGATAGTTTCTTGTAGACCATCTTGCAGTAACCGACACGGATGGTATCAGTCAAAGCCTCATCAGCCTTGTCATCACCAGCCTTGTGGCCCTGAGCAAGATTGCCGTACTCTTCAGAGCTGGAGAGAGCATTGTTGCGTAGACCACGAGCATTGATGTGGTTGAAGTAGGCAAGAATGCCATCGGACTTCTCAAGAGCTTCAGTCCAGATTTGAGAAATGTTTACAGGGGTAGCAATGCCAGTAATGCCATCGGCAGTTTTCATAGCATTTGCGAATGCGCTATCAAAAGTAGCGTTGAAGTGGCCATTGGAAGCGTTAAGAGCGTCCTTGATGGCCTTATTGCGAAGATTCTTCGCTTCAGCAGCAGTATCCTTAGTCACTTTAGCAACTCCTTCATTATTAATTTTACGGTCACGAGTGATGTTGACATTGATATTGTGGACAACAGTATCTTTTGTCTCCTCACTCTTAGTTTCCTCAACCTTTTCTTCTTCAGCAGCAGCTTCTTCTTCTGCAGCGTCAGCAGTAGGCTGGGTTTCGCTTTCTGGAACATCGGTGGTAAATTCGTCAACGACATCAACGATTTTATCGGCGACTTCCTCAGCAAGGCGAGCCTTCATAGCTTTGCCTTCATTAGGGGTAAGTTCATCTTTGGTTTCTTCAGCCATCGATTCTTCTCCTTCATTTAGTTTATTATTGTCACAAACATCCGACTCCGTGTCCTTGCTACCCTTAGCCTCAGCCACTTTGTCGCCTTTGTTATCAATAGTTTTAGCACGGGGGTCATTTCCAGTCAGTACCATTGAAATCTCCCGTAGTATTCCAATAGGTTGGTCAATATTCAGCCCTACGCCATAATAGCCATCAGGGAACCAGTCAATACCAGTCGAATAACTTGCATCTTCAGAAATAGCCCAAGCATGGTCTGCTAGAGCGTCATTATTTGCAAAGTACATACGAGCGTGTAGCCCATCTTCTTCTAACCATACTTTGCAGGAACCAAATTGCTTCTCAATAGTATCTACGAGCTCACCATCCACAGTAGCCCCGTGGTCGGCCTGGGCCTTAACACTATATTCTTCAGTTTGGTTGTCGGGGTTTTTGTCGAGGCTAGAAATAGCAATTGGCTTACCATCTCTACCCATAACAAACAAATTATCCAGGTCACGAATATCCCCGGATTCCATAATCTGACCTGAATTCGCAAGAATGTTTCGGAACCGGCGCTCCTCCGATTCTTTGCTGTCTTTAATCACAATTGCGTCATAGAACTTCATACTTCCAGTATATCACAATATAAGCGTTTTAACAATCACAATGCTAATGTCGCACAATAAAGAACCCCCTTATCTGTGATAGGGGTTATAAGTGAGTTTTTAGTTAAAATGGGAATTTTTATGATTTGGAATTAAGATTATTGAAAATTTCCTTGATTTCAGAGATTTATAGTGTGGCAGATAAATGCCTTGCCGAGAGGAAGGTTCTATACCACAGCGTATCTAACTTCATTATACACCATTTGCACATTTTAGCAAGCATAAGAAATACCCCCTGTTGAACTGCTGGGGGTATTTCTAAATAACCGCTTACTCTGCCATTATAGCATAGTGATTTTTATTTTGCAACGCCAGTATCTGGAGCGTCTGGGATTGGCTCTGGTTCTGGTTCAGGGATAATGTAATCTTTTGGTCTAAATGCCCCTAAGAAAGTACGCATAGAGAGGTTAATTACATTTGGCTGAGAACCACCAGCATCACAGAGCACGCCGCCCTGATTTTCGCCATAAACTGCGATATAGCCGTTGTTGTAATAGCCAACAGCCATAGCAACATGGCCCCAAGTACCACCATTGGTTACAATCCAGTCACCAGGTTGGATATTTGCAGGGTCAGTAATCATTACGAATGAATCATCGGCGTTCTTCTCTCTACATTCCCAGATACCACGGGCAGCACCAGTACCACATAGGTCTAGGCCGTAGCCAGCATAGGAAGTCCAGAAGGCCTGTGCGAGAGAAACGCATTGTGCGCCATAAGGATTGCCCTCGATAATACACTTGTTGATAGTAGCCTTGATGAAGTTCTCATAAGTATCAGTTGGGTACCACTCACCCTTACCAGAGAACTGCTCGATTTTACCGCCATCAACGGTTTCAACAGTTTTAATATCCTCTTGTGGAACTGCTTCAATAACTTCAGCAGTTACATCGACTGGTTCATCAGTTGTACCGAACTCAACTGCACCACCAGTATCGACTTTTACTTCCACTTCTACTGTTTTCTCCCCATTTTCTGTTTTTGGCGTGATAGTAATGCCTACAGGCAACCCTACCGCTAAACCTAGCAATGCCACAATGAGTGCTTTAGCCCATCTTGGCATCTTCTTGGCAATATCTTTCATATTATCCTTTCGTTAATGATATTACACCTTCATTATATCATAGTCTCACATGCTTCTTTGTTAGGAGCAGCTATTAGTATGTTAGGTATGAGCAGTCCGGCAACTGGGTGAAAGACCCTGTACTAGTATCAACATCGAATTTACTTATTTTTACCGTTCCATCAGAGCCAATTCTTATTCTACATAATTTCCCAACCCCACATTGTGTAATGAAGTTTATTCCGTCCAGTGGTCTCCATCCTACTGGTAGGGTAAATGCAACGGTTTGGTTGTCAGTTGATGTAAGCGCTGGGCATGACATCCCATGATAAAAATACACTACGCCAGCTACTTTCTTAGCTATAGCTTCTGTGCTAGCCACATTTATACCGTACCCAGCAGCAAGAGTAACATCACTTTTAAGCAGTACCTCATCCTCTATCTTGTCGGAAGTTACAGCTCCATCCTGGATGTGTGCTGTATCTACCATTGCATTAGTAAGTGGGGTCGAGCCTGCTGTAATCATCCCAGAAGTGATAGTTGTAGTACCAGAAGCAACTAACACATAGCCAAGCACAACATAGTATGCGTTAGCACCAGAAGCACCATCTGCAGTAATAGCAGTACGAATAGCAGAATCATTCGGATAAGCAGGGGTAGAAGCAGCAGTACCAGTTACTTTGATAATGCCGCAGCATTCTGGGTTATCCTGAGTAGCAGCGCTGATAGGCGGTTTATCTACATAAGCTACAATAGCATCATACCTAGAGTTAGAAGCAGGTGCAGAATCTAGGGTAACAGAGATTGGAGCACCACTAATGTTGTTAATAGAGGTTTTATTGCCACTGGCATCTTCAGCCACAGCTACATCACGGGTAGTGCCACTGCCACCAACGGCAACGGTCATACCAGAGCTAGGAACAATTCCCCAGCCACTTAATACACCCCGGCTTTGAAATGCGCCCATAATATCGTTAAACGCATTTACACTTGTTCTACCACCGAAGGCACCATTAGTACCAACGCTGTTATTTGGATTAGTTGACATATATTATTTCCTTTCTATTACTTAATAATCCCCAATGAGTGCCATTAGCTGAATTAAAGACACCATTGACACATCTATTTATGCTAGATTGCGAAATTCCTGTATCTCTAGAAGCTTCGTAAGAACTTCCATAGATTTTTCCAGTTTCTATACAATAAATCGGTATAGCTAAAGCCGAATTTCTACCATTAGACCGATAACTATGCAGATTATTTTCGCTATAAGTCGCCCACTCTAAGTTATCTACCTTATTATTCGCCCTATTACCATCTTTATGATTTACTGTAGCTTTATTATCTGGATTGTCTATGAATGCCTGAGCTACTAGCCTATGCACTAGACACCAGCTAAGCTTAGCATTTTTACTTAAGTGGACTATCATATAGCCCTTGCCATTATCTTGCTGGGATTTAATTCTACGGCGGTTTTTTATCCTACCAAAATTGCTAACTTTGTATAATCCTTCATAGCCAATGACATCTCTCCACTCCTCTGTCATTATTTTTCTCCTTTCGCAATTTTAATATAATCGTCAAAACTAGCCACTTTAATCTTTACATGGACTGCGTTACACTTAGGGCAATTAAGCACGCAATCCACACTTTTAGTTGTATCCCCCAATACCCAGCCACATTTAGGGCATCTAATCTTTACTGCCATTATGCTTCCTCCAATACTTCATCAAAGTAACACCGACAATTCGGATGTGCATCTGGGATTCTACCACTATCATTCCAAGTGGAGTGGTCCCAAGAAACAACCTCCCCATCTTCGGTTTCTACAGTATCTTGGAAGGCATCGCCAAGAGTGGTTTCCTTACCATCCATAGCTGCACACACTGGGCAAACTTTATTGTCGTGAGAAGTTCTCCAAACTAGCTTTAGCTGGAGCCCATATTTCTGTGCTAGGCTCTGGTCTTGCTCAATACGTCCACTCTTAATCGCATACACAGTTTCATTTCTGGCAATTAGCTCAGCTCTACTTCTAGGAAGCACTTCGGCTAAGCGTTGTTTAATCTGACTTGCACTTAAACCTTCAGACATCGTGAGTACTTCGTTCATTACGGTAGTCGTATAGTCGGAATAGCCACGCACTAGGTAAGTTGTTCTATCCTTAATCTTATTCTTCAGCTTTTCGCTTACAAATACTTCGTTAGACTTAAGAATGTTTCGGATTTCTGCTGCTACATCTTCATTGGAGAGCAATTCAATCGCTTTAGCACCATCTTTAGCGCCCATCTGAGCGTCATCTTGCAATATGGTAGTCATTTCAGAGATAGTCTTATCAACATCTGTAGTATGAGTTTCTTCCATAATGCTTTTACCGAGAAGAATCAGCAAATCATATACTTTCTTCTCCTCTGTAGTCATTGGTGGAAGCTCATCTAAAGTGTGATGGCAAGCACATTGTTTCTTATCCTTTTTTGTTTTTGGCTGCGCTTTTGGGAGCTTATATTCAATAGAAATCGGAGCTTTGAGCTCACCAGCTTGGCCTTTAGCCCAGATAGCATTTGCAGCAGCTTCCCAGCTCTTTGGTAAACCAAGAGCCTCGACTGCAGCGATTCCCGTAGAACCTGCACTGATAAGGCTTACGAGGCTTTCGCTTCTGATTCTAGCAATTTCAGCCTTTACTTTCACACGCTCGGTAAGTTCAGGAATCTCAAGGTCGAAGGTAATGCGATAGCCGATACTGCCACCAACTACACGATTCAATTCGTGTTCAAACTGGTTCCAGAAGCTAACTAGAGCCGGGTAGACACGCCTTCTAGTAAACTGGTGGTCTGATAGCTCAGCGTTGTCATATTTAGCGCTGGAGTCATCACCGAGAATGAAGTTGGAAACACCAATAGACTTATTTAAACGGTCATTGATAATATCCACAATTTCACGGATAGCGAGGGTAGAGTTATTACCCTGAATTGGTTTTACTTCAATTTGGTCTTTCTCATCACCAGTATCATTATCAAATTGTCTCCAAACATATACGGTCTTGTTCTTGTTTCTAGCACCCTTAGTATTGGATTCAAGTTCATGGCGCATAGCATTGTATTTAGCCTCAGAAGAAGCACGGATAAAGGTGATAGTAGCTGGAACAGCGCCATTCTCGAAGTAAGCACGCTGGTATTGAGCTACTAGGTCATCTAGCTGAGCCCATACTCTAGCAGCGCTTGCTGGGGAAACGCCCTTCTGAATATCTCTTGGGCTTCTACTGAAGCGAAGTCGCATAACATCGTTCTCATAGAGAACTTCCATGCCTTCATTGGTAAGCACCTGCCATTCCCAACGGCCATAACCAAGATACATTCTAGTTTCTGGTGGCAATACGGTGTAGCCTTCTACCTGACCACGCTTGTTCTTCCAGACATGAATATCTAGCTCGTCCTCAGTAAGCCAAGTGGCAAACATAAGGTCGGCAAATTCAGACCAACCCATTTCATCGTTAGGGTCACGGAGCCAGTAAAGCTCTGGGGTTCTTTGAAGTGGCAATGGCCCACCATTTTTACCTATACCATAAGGAAGAACGGTTTTCATCTCATCAATAAGTGGTCTAACCTGAGCAAACATATTCTCATAGTCAGAACAAAGTGGGCTTAGTCTAAGCTGATAGCTTAATTCTCTAGCAAATTCTCGTGATTTTGCTTTTCTACCTCTGCCAAAGGCGTCACTAATCCTGCTTCTTATTGACATTCTTGCGTCCTGCTTTCTTTTTACTCTTTACGCTAACAGTTGGTTTCTCTGCTTTAATTGAATCGGTGAGTTCTTTCAAATCTTTGCCAAAGTGACCTTCGCCATCAGTAAAGAATGGCATAGAGGCCTTCCCTGCAGCAATAGCTTCTGCGCAGTATTTGTTGCCCTCAGGCGATACAAATGATACCTTGCGAATAGAAGCTCTGCGAGCCTTAGCAAAAGAAATTTGTTTTTCACCCCACCATTGGCGACTCCCACACATCGGGCAGTCTTGGTAAACTAAGATATATTCCTTCATTATACCTCCTCGATTGCCTTCTTCACGAATTTATCTACCGCACCATTGGTAATATCGTTAAGTCTATTTAGTCCAGTTTCACCACTGGCGAGATAAGTTCTTAGAACTTCTTTGTCATCTGGGGATAATTTATTCTTAATGAAATCTTTAGCATACTGTTCCTCAAAACAGCTTGCAAGAACCTCATCGGCCTCTTTAATTTCAGCCTCGGTTCCGAATTTGATGACACTGAGGCGAAGTCTTGCCTCTGTATCAACTTTAGGGGTACATTCTTTACCCTTGAAGTCGATTGGTTCTAGTCCGTTGAAGTGCAACATAGCTCTTTGCTCCTTTAGTTGTTAATTTTATTATAGCACAATTCTATTTAAAACGCTAAAAGCTGAAGCGTTTCTTGCTAAGGTCATCTACCCCATATCTAAGTGCATCTAGTAAGTGGTCATTTCCATCTTGTGGCTCATCTACAACCTCACCAGAGCGTTTCTTTCTCCACGCATACGATAGATATTCTTGCTTTAGATTGTGCCCAAAATAACATATCTGTCGGTCTGCTACTCGCTCAATACCACGCAGAACTGAGCCAGGGTTTTTGTCTGCTCCTACAATTCGCCACCCGGCTTGTTTGATTTCCGAAATAATCTCAGGTCTAGCAGAATCAGCCACGATAAGAACATTTGGGTCTACATTGTGCGACTTTAGCTCATTGGCATACTGGCTAGGTAATATACCCTTTTTGTACAGAGTTTCCACAATACCGAGCTTAGAATCGCCCATATCATAGATTGCAACAATAGCAGTTTCATCATTAGAGAAGCCAAAGTCTAGACCATAACGCACCAGTTTTCCTTCCTTCTGGATTCGCTCTACAGAAGTTTCTTCCCAACCAGAGTAAATATTTCCCTCAAGTGAGCCAATTTGCCCTAGACCATAGACAATCCACCAGTTGCTAGGTTCTTCACCAGGTTTAGGTTTGTTACTTTCAATGTTATCACGCTCCTGAGCTGAGATAGCTTCGTTGTCTAAATAAGTCAGCACTAAAAAGGTAGTTCTCTCTGCCTGCTTTTCCACAAGCTCCTCATGAGCCCAGAACTTGGAGCTAGGGTTATAGTCCAAGATAGTAAAGTCTTTGGTACGGTTGGACATCTGCTTAAACACTTCATAAGAGATACCATTAGCCTCATTTACGAATAATACATCACGCCTCGGGCCACGAGAAGTCATACGGTCTACGCTCTTAAACTCTAGAATAGAGCCATTAGGGAAATGATAGGTTTTCTCGGTCTTATTCCACCATTCATCTACCCAACGGCCTGTTTCACGCATAATAGCCTTAAAATCACGAATAGCACCTGTCGCAAGGTGGTCATAGGTCAAGCCAAGAACGGTGACAATACTATTGGGATAGCTACCACAATAGCTTTCAAGAAGCCACATGATAGCGTAAGTCTTGCCGGCACTTTGCCCTCCCTGGATAACTTTATAGAATGTAGGTTCAGCAAGCGCCTGTGTAATCTTATTTACGGCAGTGGTGATGGCCATTATTCAGTCCAACCAGTTGCTCTGATTGCCCGGCCTTGAGCTTCGGCTTCTGCTTTGGTCTTGTAGATTTTACCCTTAGAACCCCAACGATAGCCTATAATCTTTCCCCCTGCTGTTCTTACTGCTACTACTGGCATATTGCTCCTTTCGTTTTCTCCATTATATCATAATTCAAAGCGACTCTTTGCTGGGAACTTATCTCTGAGCCAACGCCCAATATTGCCACTTTCAAAACTGTCATCTTGAGTACTAACATAGTCCCATTTCGCCACTCTGCTCAGGTCGTAGTTCTGAACTCTTACTTTCATATCAGGGGAATCGAGCCCATCTAGTTTGTAATAATTGCCATAGAGCGCACGCACCATTGGTTCATCAGGAAACTTGTCTAGCACCTCTTTTAATTTCTTGCGGTTCATTAGCATTGGCTTATGTACAGCATAATTCAGAGTAGGCAAACCATTGGCCTTCAAAGTATTCATTAAATTGCGAAGCCTGTGAGTCCAAGCAATCGGTCTGCCAAATCCCTTTTCGGTTCTTCTAATCATGGTTAGGATGTCTTTGTCGTAATACGGCGGTATATTCTCTGGCTTAGGTTCAAGCACAAAGAAGTCATCATTGAATAGCCAGAAGTCCTCAGTTATACGGTCATCATCAGCAATCTTCCGAAGCATTTTACGCACATTCTCCCATTTAGTTGGTTGGTCTTGTTTGATACGAATATGCAGGTCAGGTTTTAACCCATTCGGTTTTCCACCACAGAACACAACCTTATTATGAGGGAAGTTTTCATACAACGAGCGCAGGGAATACCTCAGTTCCTCATTTTCTGGTGTATCCTTTACCATATAGACTACATCGTAATGCCCCCGGTTTTCCACAGGCTCGCCCACAAAGCCAAACTTACGGAATGTCTTACTTCTCTGATGTTTTGCAATCTCATGGGATAACCACTGTTTAGCTTCCATATCAGTAGTAGACTGCATTTTGTCTTTGAGCATTTTATCGAGTTGCTGGAGCCATTCTAGGCATAGACCACCACGGCAGATAGAATCATGGTCATCCAAGTGGTGATTTAGGAGTGGTTTCCGAACGCACCACATTCCTTTATTAGCGATGAGGCACTCCACATTAAACATTTCATCTTCACCAAAGGTAATAGTTTCATCAAATTTGATATTGTGCTTCAAAAGAAACTCACGCTTGTAAAGTTTATTCCATACGAGCACCCAGTTGTTCTTTGGAGTATCCACTAGGTCATACCAACCACGATTCACAACCTTCATATAGCGCCCTCCCCAGAACCCCATATCACAAAGGTAATGTCCGAATTGAATTATATTGTGCGACATTTCATTTCCAGCCATCTTTACGAGTGTAGCAGTAGTTCCTGGTAAATACTCATCGTCAGCGTCTAAGAATGCGATATAATCGCCTTTTGCCTTGCTTATACCATAGTTTCTAGCATTACTTACACCGTGGTTCTTTTTCCGGAAACATAGCACTTGGAACTTGTCTACATATTTAGCACAGATTTTATCAGAGCCATCAGTAGAGTGGTCATCTATTAGTATTACTTCTAGACCTTCCACAGGCTCTATACTATCAAGACAGCGCCTCAAGAATGGGGCTTTATTATACACAGGAATAATAAGACTAACCTTCGGTGTTGTCACCATTCTTTTTCCTAATCTTTGTTAAGTCTATAATCGGTTTATAATCTACAATCTCGGCAGAAACCTGTTCTTTGAATTGTCCACGCAGTTTAGATAGAAGTTCAATCGCTCTTGGGTCGCCCTGTTGAGCCTTAAGATTCAAACGGAACATCATACCGACATCGTTAATCATATCTTCATCAGTAATACCAGCATCCCTTAAGATTGCCCTGTTCTTCTCTGATTTGATGTCCAGAGAGCCAATCATATCGCCAATTTGAGCGAGTGTCTTTCGTTGCCGTTTCTTTTCTCCACTGATTTTACCACCCTTCGACTGTTCTTCCACAGTAAGCTTGTGTGCTTGTGGAATTAAGTTTTGCTCATTTGCCATAAATTTCTATCTCCCCATCCGTTAAATAACTTTTAGTGTCAAAGAATACAAACCCAGTTTCTTCTGACACAAAAAACGCATTCGCTTCAAAATCATTCACTGGGTAATATCTATCTAATACCACCACTTGATTTGGTTTTACTCTTACAAAATTTGTAGGTATTTCGTCTTCAACACTATTAAATTGCTTTTGTTCCATCTTGCCATCCTTCCTCGCTACCGGTTGTAAACTTCCAATAGCGCTTTCTTATTACATCACAATATTTAGGGTCTAGTTCCATCATATAACATTTGCGTCCTAATTGCTCACAAGCTATGAGTGTAGAGCCAGAACCACCGAATAAGTCCAGAATGTTAATAGCTTTTTTGCTATTCTGTAAAGCACGAAAACTCAGAGCAACTGGCTTTTGGGTGGGATGTTCGTAATTAGTATCTTTTGCCACTTCCCATAGGTCACTTTCATTTGTCACATCTTCATCAATTTTACCCTTGTATAGACAAAACTCGTGTTGATGCCTATAGCCTTTACCAAGTCCAAACACATTTTTTGCCCACACTATACAACCATCAAATTCAAACAAGTTTTGCAATAAGCCATAGAATTTCCAGTTGCACCAAATGTAATAAATACTTGGTGAAAAACTTTGTACAATAATAGCAACTTTTTCTATGAATTCCTTGAACTCTTTGTCGGATAAATCATCATTTTTTATGACATCAAACTTTCCACTTCTTCCATTAAAAGCCACATTATAAGGTGGGTCAGTAAATACTATGTCAACCTTTTGCCCGTCCATAAGAATAGCTACACTACCAGCGTCTGTGCTATCGCCACACATAAGCCTATGATTGCCTAATTTGTAAACCTTACCAAGCTCACTATCTGCCGGTTCGTTTTCATCTACTTCTGGCGCTTCGTCCTCTGTAACTTCTGTTTCTTCTGCCCACTCTACATCTACACCCCAGTCTTTTAATTCTTCTTCATCAAATTCGCTTTTTAGATTTTCCTCGTCCCATTCTAGGTCAGCTTTAGCCGTAGAATTATCAGCAAGAGCCATCTTGCGACCTTTTTTGCTATCTAATCTGACATCAGTCCTCTTTACCGCAATTATTTCTGTACCATCAGTTTCTACAATCTTTACTTTCTCAAGGCCAACAGAACCAGCAGCTTCAATGATTCCATTGCCAGCAATGATGTTATTATTCTTGTCGATTAAGATTGAGCGACCTGCTCCATTTTCCCTAAGTGATTTCTCAAGCAGGCTCATACCATACTCGGTATGTTTATTGAAGTTTTTATCATCGAATTTTAATTCATCGATTTTGCTCATAGTAGCCCTCTATTCCTTTCATAGCTTCATTATAACACACATTCAAAAAGCCTGCTTTTACACAGGCTTGAATATTCTGTACCATTTTGCCTAACGCATAGCTATGTATATCATCACTGCAACTATCATTAGGAAGAATATAGCACCAATTTGTAGGAAGGTCTCTGCTATATCTCGTGGTAACTTGGAATTATCCATAGATTCTCCTTGTTATCCACTTCTATTATAGCATTTTTAGGTGCTATATTCTAGGTAATTTTACACCGTTTTGGCTATATTTACCATAACAGTGCTTTTATTGTTAGAGCCTCTATCTTCATAATCCGCTTGGATTCTAGTGTACGAAGCTCCGCCTATTACTAGGCCGCCATTCTTGAATGTAAAATATTCATAGTATGGCTCAGAATAATTCCCCTTGCTATCCTCATAAGATGTGGAAATCCGGCCATTGCCAGAATCCTTATTATATGTGTATTCACATTTCATACGGTTCACATCTTTAGTAAAGTCAATCTTTGGTAAGTTGCTCCCAGTTGCAGAATATTGGCGGCATTTACCACCTTCTAGGAATACCATGAATGAATAGCTTTCTCTACCCATAGCATCTTGGAAGATATACCTGTAAACACCAGCTAGGGTAGTGCTAGGTTTAGTTCCCTCACTAGCGTCTGGGGTTTTAGCTTCCTGGTTGCCTTTTATATAGCCCATACATAGGCCTAAGGCCAACATTAAGATTGATATTACTACGGCAATAGTTATGCCTGCATTATTTCTTCTAACTCTCATTTGAGCCTCCTGCTGCAGTTACTTCATGGTCACAATACCATTTCGCTGCTTCATTTAATTCATTAGCTTGCTCTACAGTGAGCCAACCAAATCTATCTCTAAAACTACTCATTTGTTCTCCTTGCAAGTGTCATTTGCTGGTATGTAGGTTTTAATCTTAACCCCATCTTTTACTTCTTCATATACACCAGTGTTACAGTTCTCTTTACGAGCTGGCGGCACCATTAGTGATATAATCACCATTCCGATAACCACGCCGGCTAGTCCTGCTAGTATCATCCAGAACATTTTCTCTTTTTTACTCATATAATCTCCTTTAATTTAATACCTTATATAGTCTTATCATAAAATCTTGTAATGCAATCCTATCTTCTAGTGACAAGTTCGCTACCCATTTCTTTAATCTTTTATCGCTCATTCTTCTACCCTTTCTAATTTATCTAATGGTACTGCCCTCATTGATATCTGTTGGCCATACCTAGTTTTCATACTTTCAATTGGTGAGGCACATATTACTTCGTTTGATACATTGTAAATTCCTTTGTAAGAGCCATTTAAAATCTTTACTGTTACTCCATGCCCACAAGGTATCTTGTATCGTGCTATTAGTAATGTCCTGTCGTGATATCTTGGTGATTTAATGGTAATCATTTCTTGCCCCTATCTATCACTACGGTTACTATATTTGCCCCATTGTCAAAGCAGCTCCCAATCCTTCCTGCAAGTTCAAGAAGTGAATCTGCTTCTATAACTTCCATGCCTGTTAAAATTGCGTACTTGTCTTGCTTTATCATTTTACCTCCTCTTATACCTGCCCCACTCAACCGAGGCAGGTAGTTCACTTGTTATGCGTTCCAAGCAATTCCGTGCTTAGCTTGATATTGCGCTTCGGTAAGACCGGTTTGTTTCTCGCAGTCCATTTCACTATCCCAATCTACATAATTTTCGGCGATAGCTGGCTTTAATCCACGAACCTTTACCGGGTAAGCAATAGGTTCAAACTCTTCAGTTGTAAATTTGCGCTTGACCGACCACAAGGCTTTCTCTAGGTTTGTTTTTTGGTATTCTACCTTAATTCTCATTGTAGTTCCTTTCGTTTATCTTATCTACCTCTATTCTAACAAACCAAAAGCCAAATGTCAACAAGATTTTTAATTATTTTTCACAGACTTATACACAGGCGTGTAATCGCTAGATATTAGGTTGTTATCTTGGCAAAATCTCTTTATTGTAGAGTCACTTACACCAATTCTTTTAGCAATATAGTGCAAAGAACTGCCTTTATCTAGCTCGCTTACAATAAATGGCTCGAAGATTTCCTTTAATTTCTTTTGCATACCGCCACTTCTACGGCTTTTCATGCCGCCTTTAGAGCCTGCTATGCGTGCTAGGCCAGGGTTACTCGCAAAACCGCCTGTATGGCCCTTACGGCCACCTTTACGGCCCATTTCTGCATAGTAATCCTTGCCGTAACGCTCTCTATTAGTTTTTGAAGCCTTTAGGCCTCCAGCTTTTGTACCTGCCATATTATTCTCCTTTCTTAGATAGGCTTAACATTTTATCTTCAGCGTAAATCTGATTTACTCTTTTCTTGTACTTTTCATCAGCCTGTGCCATATATCTATTGACTTCTGGTGTTTCACCATTCTTACGGATAAACCGCTCTACCTTGCCAAGCTCGATTATATAGTCTAGTTTAGCGTTTGAAATCTTCATCAGACCACGGTGGCTTAATTCACTTTCGCTCATTTCTCCTCCGGTTTCTTAAGAAATACACGCTGGCTAGTTTTTTCATTGATAATAGACAACCCGTCTATTTCACCATTTGAATTATAGCTAATCTTCTCCACTTTAAAGCTATCATAGCACTTATTCTTGCCGGCTACACTTAAAATATTACACTTGTCAGCCGGTATCCAGATAAACGGTGCTGTATATAGCTCTCTACCGATTCCCCAGTTTACGCAAGCACGCTTGAAACTATCTGAGGCGAGGCCTTTTTCTGCTTCAGTGTTGCTTTCAGTTCCAGTGTCCTCTTTAGATACCCATTGTACTTTGCTTTCATCCCAGATAGACACGACACAGTTCTTATTCTCTCTATTGTGCTCACGCTTCCAGTTTAAAGCCCCAACGGTTTCATCTAAGATGGACATATCACATCTAGCGTCCTTGTAAAGTAGCAGTGTTAGCCCATTTGGCTTAATTTGCCCGATTCGGCATTCAATCTCATTTTCTCGCAGCTTCCGGAACTCTATTTTAGTGTTCTCCATATTTATCCTCCAATTCTTCTACCCAATTCTCTCCATAGAGTGTTTCGGCGTAATGCTTAATCTTGCTCATTCTGCCTCTCAATCTTGTCTTTAAGGATTCTGTTTACGACCTTAATTTCAGCAAGAATATTGTTGAATTGGTCATCTAGTCTTTTAACGAGCTTATCATTCTCGGCCATAAGCTCCTCTAGATTTTTTTCACGCTTAACCTCTACTAATTCAGAGATACTTCTGCGCTTTAATACTTTGATTTTCATTATAGTGTCCTTTCGTTTACTTATTGTACTTCCATTATAGCTAACCACGAACTAAATGTCAATACTATTTTTGCTTAATTTTTAATAAGTTTTCCACAATTACATCCCGAGCTGTTCAACACGACCAGACTCAAGCATACCTACCCCAATAATCATAACAACGGCTACAATAATGTAGAAGATTGTTTTTAATACGCTTTTGTTCATTTTTATTTCCTTTCGTTTACTTATTATACCCCCATATTAGCATACCATAAGCAAAATGTCAATAGTTTTCTACAAGAAAATACCCCCAAAGTCTCAATTCAAGGAGGAATGGACGGGGGTATTTTGTGACACTATGTATATTTAGGTGTTTAGGTCATATTCCTAATTTGTGGGAAGTTGCTATAAGTAGCAGTACCACTTATCGACTTCATTATACATCATATTAAAAATAATTACAAATATGTAATATATTGGTTCACGAATTCAATCGCTTCTTTAGCTCCCTTGCAGACCTTACAGGGTATGCCAGCTGTTTCATAAATCTTCTGCCATTTCTTTTGTTCTGGAGAAACAGTACCACCATATTGGCGCTTCATTTCTATCTTAATCAACTGGTAATCATCTATTTCATCAGTAACGCCAAAAATAGGGACATATATTTCATAGTCCCATACTCCAGCGCTTTGGCCCATTCTCTTTAGCTTAGCGCCACGAATCATGGCTTGTCTTGAGCCGCTACGGCTCTCATTGGCAATATGCGCATGAGGTATATGCCTCAACTCCAGCCATTGATGAAATGCTATACATTCATCATCTTCTAACGGACATGGTTGTTGAGTTGTCATACTCTCATTTTATTTGCAAGATTTCTTAATGTCAAGTTTTTTGGGTTTTTCCCTATCAACATCAACTGCACAGCGCATACAAAGTTCTTTTTTGTTATACCAGGCCTTGTATTCATTCACTTGCCTAGTTATAGTGCCATTTCCACCGTTAGCGTGATAGCTATCGTATTCAGCTTCGATATTGTCTTTGTTTTCTGGAAGCTTACCAAGTAACTCAACTCGGATAATATCTTGCGTAATCATATTCTGGATACTAGATTTGCTCGCATTGCGCATAGCTAGTTTCTTCTGCTCAGTATCACGCTGGATAGCATCTTCCCGGTCTTTCAATCTTTTACTATTTAGATATACAGTAGACAAAGCAGTGGCAGTCGTTGGGATTGCCGCTATTAATGCTATCAATATTTGCGTACTGTCCATAAGTCTATTATATCACAAAAAAGGGCGAATGTTATTAAATAACCACGCCCCCTGCTTACTACAGCACAGCCTGTGAAGCAACATCCCCTAGAGTAATCTGTGCTTCGGTCTTTCGTCTAGGTCGATGTGCTTTTATTATAGCAAGAAAAAGGGCCAGCTGCAAGAGCCGGCCCAGAAAAGGAGGTTTGTATGAACAATCTATGCTCCGAAATCGGCATAGAATTTTCCAGAATCGCAGGCCTTCAGGCAGAGTTTTAGTATTTCTATACCCTCTGCCTTAGGCCCATCATAAATCACAGTGTAGTACCCACTCTCTCCGCCGAGATGGACTCCTGTATATAGGCACACCTGCCTCCACAGCTCATTTAGGTCTACACTATGACTTAGGAACAATTTAAGGTGCAATTTATCAGGCATAATTCACCCCCATTATTGATTAATGCTAAACCCGTGAATCTCTACGGATTCCATTATGTCAGACAGCCTAGCAATAGCTTCTTCTTCCTCAAACTCAGTTTCTGTGTCCGAGGGATAGTAATCTACTGTTATTGTCAGGCAATCGCTGAACACTTTAGCATTTCTAATAGCCTTCAGTTTACTCATTACAGAGTCAAACTCAGATTTATCTTTACATTCCATTATTCCTGTAAAAATCAATCTTTTTCACCTCCTTTTAAAGAACAAACCCCCACAAATCAATTATAGCACTTTTTGGGTGCCTTGTAGCCTTTCTTGAATATACTGATAAAATAATGTGCTGGTACCTCTTTTTTAAGGGCAATTTCCATTGCGTCCACAATGTCTGCCTCGGAATATTTGCCAGTAATGAGGTCAGACAAATACTTAAGTTGCCATTCTGCGAGTTTAATTTTCCCGGCAACATATAGTACCCTATTATCGATTCTGAGGCGATTTGAGGCCGTTTTTAGCGTTCTTTCAATGTGAACCCTATCCAGTACCCTACATAGGTACAAACAAGCGTCAGAAACGCTCTCACGGCCTGCTAGGGCTATTATTTCCTTGAGCTGCTGCATACTCATTGGATGACCACAGCATTCCCCGGTCTTTTGTATATGCCGAATACGGCGATATAGGCCTTCAGACCTAGTAGTTGGCGGCACAAGAGCCACAAACTCTGGTAAATCTTCTTTTATTCTTTCTGTCATAGTTTCTAACCTAGACATCATCGCACCTTTCTGGGGCAAAAGATTGCCCCTCTTTTTACGGAGGGGTCATGTATTCTCACAACTACCTCCATTATACGTTAATATTCTTGCGATGTCAAGCTGTTGTGAAAATACATCGCTGATTTTCATTATAACTCGTATCAAAACGCTTGTCCATAGTGATTTTTAAGATTTTGTGTTACACTAGAGTTAGGCGTTTATTCCACCCTCTTTCGCCTCCCGGAGTTCGCTTGTTTTACCTCACAACTCCGGGTTATGTGTTTTCAGAAAGTATGGTATAATAAAAACGGGCTGGCTCACTATTATACATTTGTAGAGTTCCATACAGCTCACTAGGCTACATCTTTCGTTTATCTAGTAGCCTAGTTTCTTTTTTATTTACAAAATACAGCTTTCTAATTAAGAATACTTTGCTTACAAAGTAAGCTTTCTAATTAGGATAGTGTTTCTTTTAAGGAGAAATATACTCTACACTCACTACTTTTCTTGTAGCATGGATTGTAAGTGAACCTAAAACACCATTACTAGCCCAATAGAAGTATTGTTCATTTCCTTCGGGAGTAAAGAATGTTAGGTTGGCACTAGATTGTGGTCTGGTCATTATTATAGGCTGAATTCCATCTTCGTAAGTAATTTTATGTAAGCCAGTACCATAAAAGTACTCTTCCTCGTAAAACACGAAGGTCTTTAATAGTAGACCAGCTTTTTTTGCTGTCTTTAGCTCCAAAATCTCACGCTTGAGCTCTTTAAGTGTACTTTGTAAATCTTTATCATTATTCATCATTAAAGTCCTCGTATCTTATAGATAGCGTAAAGTCAGAGGTGCAAATAAAATCAATGGTATAATTTAAAGTTACTGTACCACCGCCTACGATAGTTTGAATATCATTATTGTTCGTAGAAAATACAACTGCCGAATAGGTTGCCGTTGAGCCACATTCTACCGAAAAAATAGAAATAGAGCGACCTGCTAAGTTATGGCCAGATACATCACCGGCATTATCTTGTACTGTACATGATGTAATCATATTACTACCATCATTTGAAGTTGCAGTAATGAATGCCTTTTTAACGCTAAAAGCATAGGTATATGGTGGATGTGGAAAAACAGTCATATCCATAACAATATTGATAGACTTCTTCTTTGTAGCTAATTGGGTAGCAGTTTTAATTGGGCAAGTCTTTAAATCCCTTACTTCTTCTGTCATCTTTTTTATTCTAGCTGTAAATGGTTCCATATTTTCTCCTAAGTCTGTAGTTGTGGGTCTGGTACAATGGTCATGGATATGATTTTAGATGAAGCCACAACAGATATTGTAGGGATTCTACTGTCGCCAGCGTTTAATGTAACTAAAATAGACCTATCTTGGGAGTTCCAGAGTGGAGATGACATCGCACCATAGGTGCTAGCAAGCTCAATAAGTGGGGGCCATACACCAGCTTGGTCAAAGTAAATAAAGACATTATAGTAGTATGGATATTCAGTGGCAGCAGAGCTAGGCGAGTCAGAATAGGTAGAGAAGCTCATCATGCCAAGCCCTCTAGGATGTGCTGTGCGCAAGTCCCTGATTTCTTGCTCCATTCTAGTTATTTCTTCGTCAAACATTTATACCCTTTCTAGCGTTGGTACTATCGTTTCAGAACCAGTGTCGGAAACAGATACACTGAGCTCATTTACTCGGAATGTCCCAGAGGTCATATCGGTAAAGTCAGCATTATTCTTGATTGTAATAGTATCGCCAATCCAAATCTTTTTGTCGCCATTTGGCGTAGGATTGAGCCACTTGCCATTAGTAGCAACTTCTGGTTGCCAAATCGGGTTTGAGGTAATAGAAACTTCAGTGTTGGCCTTCTGATTTAGGGTAGTTTGCCGAGTAACACTAGAGTAGGATGATAACTTTTCGCAATAACCATACTCAGCCGTAGCAGTATTGTTAGTAGCAGTAGCAATAATAGTGGTGTTTTCCTCAGCCACAGCCGAGATTTCACCGTAACCAATCGCAAAAATAAATGAAGCATAGTCCATGCGTTCTGGGGCTGAAATGTCAGACAGGCTAATTTTATATGGGTCAGCAGGATATTGTGCGACCCAACCAGTAATCACATCCCCAAAGTTAGCGTCAGCCTTCACATCATAGCGCTTATCAGGGTAGAAATATACATCGAATGGCCCAGCACCCTCGATATTATCACAACGGTCACAGATGAATTCCTTGACCGGTTTGTAGTTATCAAAAGTATGAGTCACTGAGTTCATGGTATCAATAGTGCTATCAACGAATCCAAAGCCTTTTCCAGCGGCTGTAGAGCGAGTGTTGGCTAAATCTATGAATTGCTTCACTAAAGCGCCCATACGGCCTGTCACAGTGCCATACGGCAATTTTGTAGCATCATCGAAGATATATACACCAGCAAGCAAGTTTAAGAAACCATCGAAGTGCATTTGTATGTCTGCACTAGCATTTTTAGGGTAATAAGCTGGCATAGTGGCTAAGAAACCACCTAAAACCTCTACTTCATCTCTTACTACTCTACATTCAAGAGCATAAGGTTTGAGCATATCAGCAACAGTTGTGTGATGTTTTCTACACCACTTATCAAATACCTTATCATTAATGGTAAAGTCAATGGAGTCAGCACCTTTTTTAGTTCTTCTTCTTACCCAGACTAATCTTTGGGCAATAGGCCTTACATCCCCAACAAATACCCCATTTAAGTATAGATTTAAGCGATATTTAGCATTATTGAACATTATCCAATCACTCCTTGCCATTGAAGTTCGCTAACAGGCGCACCAGAAGAATCAGCAAGGTAAGATATACGATTTACCCCAGGAGCAAGCCGTAGCCAATCGCCAGACACATTAGCCGACCTATCAGAACCACTGATATAGGCAGTTTCCTCAAGGGTATTTATAACTAGAGTTTCAGTCGCACCAACAGAACCAGTATAGATTAGAGTATCACCAGTACCAGTGCTGGCTAGTCGTGGGTTAGTTACAGGCCCAGGGACAGTCCAAACAACTGGAGTTTCACCAACAATATCAAGATTTAGAACAACTTGAGAACCATCAGTACCTTGTTCCCATTTAGCACCATCGTTATCCCAGATTACACCATCGTTATCCCACATTAGACCACCATATCTATCGCCAGTAAGAGGAATCATCGCCATAGAGGCATACTTTTCATTTCCATGCTCATCTTCAGCGTATTCATAGTAATTTACATCTTCAAATGCAAGAGCAACATGATAATTTGGTTGAACTTGGTATAATTCCTTTACCTCTGGAGCGTCCACAATATAACCTAGTTTCTGCTGAGAAGCGTCCCCATTGCAATCAAGATAAACCACAGTATAGGAGTAGTTCTGTTGGAAGAATCTAATAAACTTACGCCTAGCAAGCTCTACATCGTTTCTGGAACTTGTGGCATCACCAATAAAACCATCGAAACTTTGAGTAGCTGGTCTGCGTACTTGTCCAGCTAATACAGCGCCATTAGCGCCTTGTAACTCTACAACATCGTTAGCCATTACAGCTGCAGTAAACAGAAGTTGTTTCTGTGTGAAGGTATAGTCACCATCACCGAGAAGGAAACGCTCACCGTCACTTCTGATAAATAGTGCTAGGATAAATCCTGTAGTTGTAATATCATCTATATTCATTTAAGCGTACCTCCTTATAGATTGCGAGAACTTCCTGCCAAGTTCATCAATGCTCATATCGTTATCAATGGTATTGTTCATGTACACATTTATATTGTTGGAAGTCGATACCGTAGTTCCACTTTGTTCCATTATAGCACTTTCAATGCCTCTAGACCAATTTGTAGCGTATGCTGGAACACCAAATGATGTTGGTACCGAGCCTGCCATATCGCCAGTTACAGACTCCATCTCATTTTCAAACCCGATACCAAGACCTCTAGCAAGCATAGCACCGATTTCATCACGGAATAGCGTAGATGGGGAATGAATACCGAAGAATGATTTGAAGTCATTCATAAAGTTTGAAGCAACCGAGGTCACAACATTCCATGCGTTAGCGTTCATACCATCTCTAAGCCCTAACATGAGCATTTGGCCTACGCTGATGATTGGCCTTTGCTGGCTTGCAACACCACTAACGATAGCCGAACCAGTCCTTGTACCTAAGCTATAGCCATCATTCCAAGCAGTACCCCAAGAGCCATTCTTTGCTCCGTTCAATGCACCAGTAACGCTTGAGCTGATAGTGCTACTCTTAGAGTTGAATCCGGAAGCGATTGCATTGCCACCTTTCTGACCTACAGCGCTGAACTGACCAGCTACACTGCTTGCGCTAGATACCATACCATTTAATCTAGATAAGAGCTCATTTTTAGTCTTTATGAGGCTATCTCTGGTAGTTTCATAGGTTTCCTTGCCCATTAAATCAAAGTTTTTCTCGATTAGACTAAGCTCAATATCTACAGTCCTTACAGCTTTTTCTAGCTCATCCTTAGTAGCGTTCTCTGCCTTAGCTAATTCATATGTATTATTCCAATAGGAAACATTAATGTCATCTAATCTACCCTCGGTAAACGCAGCATAATCATCAAGATAAGCCTTTATATCAGCTGAATATTCACGATAAAGCGCCTTTTCATCATCTAGTGTTTTGGTCAATTCTGGCACTTTCATTATGGAGTTATAATCTCTACTCTGCATTGCCTCCATAATCTGGGATTCAATATCAGCAACTCTTTTCGATACTTCACCTCTTCTCTTGATGGCTTCAGTATATGCTTCCTCTTGAGCTTTCAATTTAAGCTCAGCCTGTTTCTTCTGAATAGTCTTATCAATTTCTGAACGAATTTCTTTGTAACTCTGGATGACTCCATCGTGCATTTGAATCTCAACACCAAGAGCTTCACTTAATTTACCAGTGATGAAGTTTGCTCTATCTTGATAGCCAGCCTTTACTTTACCATTTTCATCGACAATCTTGTCTAATTCATTCATTAGGTTGCGATAATAGCTTAATTCGCTCATGCCCTGGTCTAGTGTATCTTGTCTGGATTTATGTAATTCATCTAGACTTTGTTTGGCATCTTTGTACGCATCTATGCTCTTATTCATAGCGGCTGTGAGCTCAGTTTCACGGCTAGCAGCTGAACCAATGGCCGTAGCGATACCGATAATAGCAGTGGCGAGCGCTATTAATGGGTGCGCTGAAATTGCTGCAAACAATAGCTGCAGTTTATTCTTAAGTTCCATTATCTTCTGGCCTATCCCGATAGCAATAATACTTGCAATAGCACCTTTAATAGTATCGACAATCCATAGGTTATTTCCAATAAATCGTGCTAATTCACCTATGAACCCCATCGCACTTTTTACGAATTTACCCACTTCAACACCAACCTCAGTAAAGTGAGATGATATGCCATTAATTGCATTAGCAATGTTATCAGCACCGATTACATCGATAACTTTAGCAATTGCCTTAGAAATACGGTTCTGGACATTCTCAAGAGCAGTGCCAACACCACCAGTAGCAGCTCTAGCCTGTTTCTCGAACGAATCAAAGCCTTGACCACCTTGTTGGTCTAGCTTTACGATAGCCTCATTCATCTGGTCGAAGGTAATATTGCCCTTCTGGAGTGCTACATAAAGGTCATTCTGGCTAGCAGCAGCACCAAGTAAGGTCTGCGCTAATTGTTTCAATTGTCCAGGTGCAGCGTTAAGAATAGAGCGCCAGCTCTGCATATCAGGTTTACCCTGAGCAAGCATTTGGTTGTATTGCTCCATAGCAGCAGAAGCAGCCTCAGTGCCTTTACCACCAGCGAGGAACATATCGTTGAGCGCAAGTCCTAGAGAGGTAGCATTTACCATACCAGTATTTAGGTTGCCCATAGTAGCAGTGAGTTTCTGGACATCACCAACGAGGCCATTAAGAGTAGTTGGCAATCCATCTAGCCTATCAGAAATAGTTTTAATAGAATCTGCAGCTTCTTCAGTTGAGAACCCTAATGATTGCATTACCTTCGGGAAGTTATTGATTACATCAACACGGTTAATAGCCGAATCGAGATTTCCCGTAATGGTGTTCAAGAGCTTTGAAACTCCCTTTGAAATCAAAGAGCCCATAGCAACGGTCATCGCAGTTCCAAAGTTAGAGCCTGCCTTTTCGCCAGCGTTCTTAAAATCACTAGAGGTCTTTGATAGCTCAGCTTTTACATCACTACCATCAAATGATAGCTTAATTACTGCTGTACCTACTGTACTACTTGCCATTTGCTCGCTCCTGTTCTTGCTTTAATATCTTAATCGCCATCTGTAAAGACTTCGGTGTTCTGCCCCCTCTAATAGGGTTATTCGCTCCAGCTACGCTTGCTACAATAAGGTTTTCTAGTGGGAATAGTGTTTGGGCATCTCTTGCTCTTTCAGCTAGGATGTACTTAGTCATTCGGTCATTGTCTATATCCCCTGCTTTCCAAGCCATATAGGTATCATACCCAAAGCGTGCTAGAATCTCTGCTACATAAGCGTCTACAGCGTTAAATGGGGCTGCTCTGCCCTTAGCATTGTTCTTTCTAACCTCTGCCTTTTCTTCTTCAGTCAAGAAGTCAGAAGCCCGAAAATTGCGCTTCTTTCCGGCAATTTCTTTTGCCTGATTAAGTGATATCTTCTCGGGCTTCTTCATCTTACTTAAGACTCCGACACATCAACATATTGGCCAGTAACAGCGTTGAGGCGCTTCTGAACAGTTAAGTCCTTATCGCCCATTCTGTAGCTGTACTGTGGGTAACCATCGGTAGAATGCAAGCTAGCATTGTAGATGATTGGGTTGAGGTTCAAGGTAACGGTAGAAGTTTCGCTTGTACCGAACTCAATATCTTCATCAACAGATGGGATACAACGGGTAAGCTCGATGTCAGCGGAAGAACCGTCATCGCAGATACCCTGAGCGATAACATCAAAGTAATCGCCATCGCCACAGAAGTCGGAAGCGTCACCAATTACATTACCTGCATTGGCATCAGCACCAACATAAGTAGCCTGATTCCAAGAGTTAAGAGCCTTACCGAAGTTCTTGAAGTTGTCAAGAAGGAAGGTGATAGAACCAGCGAAGTTGTCCAAAGTACCCTTGATTGGGGTATTAGTGGTACCATAGGAAGAAGTGCGGGACTTCTTGCGTGGAGCAATGTTAATGCTCATGATGGTATCCTGACCCAAATCATCTGGCTCAAAGCTAAAGGTAGTAGTCGTTCCGTTCACAGTCTTAATAAAGACTAATCTGCGGAGTTGAGTAATATTTACCATATTTTCCTTTCAAATTTAGTTTATATCGTAAGTGACTTCAGCAGAAGCCATTTTTACAACCAAATTGTTCTCTGTAATCATCATGTTCTCAGGGGTAGTCGTAGGTCTGATTCTGATGTTAGAGAAACTATAAGTAGTGCCCCCAACGCTCCCGACCAATTCACAGAAGCATGGGTTTTGGATAATCCACTTAAGAATCTTTTGCTGAATACCCTCAGCCTTTGGTTTGTTCATATAGGCAACATAGAAGTCAACCGTAGACTTAAGATTCAGCCCCTTTGGGGAATTTGCAGAGCTACCTGCTCTAGTAACTAACCAGACACCACTAGCAGGCTTACCATCCTTCTGTAATGGTGCTTCTTCCCAGAAACAATTGGTATCAAGCTCCAGGCCTGCTACATTGTCTTGGGTCATTTTCTCAATTAGTGCTAGTGTAATCATTTAGTTATATCTCCAAAGTATTTCTTAAGATAATCGCCAGACATCACACTATTGGCCGCATTTTGCATATAGTGGACTGTTGCAGGGTTTCTGTTTGGCCCTTGCTCTCTTATCCAAGCATACGGTACCTTATACCCTGCGTATGTCCCACCAGCAATGACCTCTAGTTGGTCTTTACCTTGCTCTTGAACTCTAATAGTGTTTCTCAAAGCACCCGTTACATATGGTGCGTTTGCTCTTGCTCTAGAGGCTATATCAAAGCCCATTCTAGCAAGCCCACTTACAGCATTTTGGTTTATCATTGATAGTTTTTGTTGATTCCAGTCTAGCCTAATTGTTACACTACTGCTCATCTGAAACCTCGGTCTGTACCACCCGAAGCTCCAAGTGTTCTACCAACCCAGTGTGTTGATTCTTACCGATACCTACATCGATAATCTCGTAATAATCACCTTCTACGCTATCGTAAAGCATATATCCAGAAACGAGTTTGTTTGCTCTTGTAGTGGGCATTTGCTCTGGTTTTACATATACTAGTAGGTCAGAATTCCTCGTAGAGGTTAGTACCTCTGGGGTAGAATTGATGTCAGCGCTTGCTCCTTCATCTAAGACTACATCTAAATCAGCAACTTTAGTGAACTTTGAACCTGTTACAGTGCCTCTCTGCGAAGTGCCGATTTGCCAGACTCCGTAGATAATTGCGTTAGAGAATGCTTTAAATATTGATAAATCCATACCTTTCGCAACAATCCCTTCTGGTTTTTTCAACACTCAAACCTAATTCACATTCACTATATTTCTCAATGATATCCTCATATTGCTTATAGATTTGCTCAAAAGCGTTGGTGGCGCTACTCTTAAATCTGATTGTAAAGTTTCGGACACTCTTTGATTCAATCGTGCCAGAATCGCCCTGGAACTCGAATACGCTGGCAATGAAATTAGCGAGAAGCATAGCTAAATCTCGGTTATTTTCATCCAGCTCAGGGAAGTCCCCGAGGCATAAGAAGGACGCAAGCCTCATACTTGCTATATCTACAATATCACTCCAATCAGTATCATTGTAGTTTACGGTTTGCCCGGTAAATAGTGTGTAATCATCTTGCGTCAACATCTTATTTTCCCCTT